TGTTTGAGTATATTTTTATTACGATAGTACCACGATATTACATCTTTACTTACCTTATCACATGCTGAATATTCACTTAATATATATTTGTCATCATCGGTAGACATGTGTATTTTATGAAATTCTAATATGTTTTCGAGTTGCGCCATGTTATTAACATTATCAGCATTAAGCGCATCGATATACTCCAAATCGGATTCGAACATATATTTATTAGGATATTATTTTTTTATACATAGATAAAATACGTTCACTGTCAAATTTCTCATCCTGCGCTCCAAATGATAGGTGTGAACACATAATAGATGGGTATACATACGGTTTATACTTACAATCTTTTATATGCGGATAATTGAACATTGTTTCATCTATAAAATGTTCTCGTGTTTTAAATATCTCTTTTATATGCTCAATAAGATGTTTATTAAAAAATAATGTATTTATCTGTATATACCCCATATATTCACCACCAAAACATGTTCCTAGACGATCACCCCCAAAACTCAATTTATTATCTATAACTACTTTCGGAGCTCTAGGAAAATTGGGTTCATACTGTTTAATGACAATTGGCGAAAAAATTGTATTGGTTAATTTATTATTTGTAAATAATTCATGCATAAGTTCGGCAGCTTTGTGATCATTTATTACATCTACAATTTTGTCACCGGCTCTTATCACTTCCATGAAATTTGTTGTATTTATGGTTAAGGAGTTATTAACAATTATAGGAGTAGTCCATAAAGTATCATTATTTTTTACAAAATCAAATATCTCATCGAACTTAGTTATATCTACATAAACTATATCGTCATCCATTTTTACAAATAGACTATCCTCGTATATTTCTTTTGTGTATTCTTTCCATACCAAACTAAAGTTGTCAACTTTCCAAGAAGAACCCCCATTTTCATAATCTATTTTTGTTTTATCATCAGAAATAAAAATCTTTATCTTGTCAGATTTCAAACTGTTTACCCATGTAGTATCAGAATCATTCCTTGAATAATTCCAGAGATGTATTTCATCTAACTTTTTTTCGTTTAGAGCCTTATTTAAATAATGCATTAAAATTTGCATTCTATCTTCTCTACCAGCAAATACAATACATATACGCGACATTATAGTAAAAAATACATTAATTTCTTTAACTTTATAAATTGTTTAGGTATTATATATTAAAGAATACATGGTACATCTTATAAATGAAACTATCTTACGCTATTTGTGTATGTAATGAATCACGTGATTTATTTTCGCTCGTATCGTTCTTACTAAAAGTAAAGGACAAAGAAGATGAAATTAATATTTTAATAGATACATTACATGTTACTGAAAATGTTAAAAGTATTATAAAGTATTTTGAAAATAAAATAGTTACTTGTGAAAGAGATTTTGATGGTAACTTCGCGGAACATAGAAACTTTCATTTAACAAAGTGTTCGGGTGATTATATTTTTATTATAGACCCAGATGAAATGCCAAAAGAAAAATTAATTAAAGGTATTAAATCAGCTGTTAAGGATTCTGGTGCAGACCTCATAATGATTCCACGTATAAATATTCACCCAGGATTTACACAAGAATGGCTTGAAAAATATAAATTTAAAACGAATGAAGTCGATTGGATAAATTGGCCGGATTATATATGTCGCGTTTTTCCAAATACACCGGAAATTAAATACGGTAACAAATTACATGAAGTTATAGTTGGTTATAAAAAAAGAATTTGTTTACAAGCTGATCCATCCATTGCTATATGGCATATCAAATCAATCGAAAAACAGGATAATCGTTGGGACCTCAGTGGTAACTATAAAGTTCCCGAAGGTGATAATCTATATGACACTTTAATGTAAAATCAATTTCATCTGTTGTCATATACGGAAAAAGTGGTAAACTCACACATTTTTTACAAAACTCTTTTGCATTTATGCAAGTGGTACCTCCGGTATACTCTTTAAAACATTCCAATTCAGGTAATGATATTGGATAATGTATACCAGTTTGAATACCATTTTCATTCATGTATTTTATATAATCATCCCTATCATCCTGTAAAGTATAATAAACGTGATATACATCTTTACCCATATCACTTCTCTTAGGAAAATTATATTTTGAATTGTATATTTCACCTATACGAATTCTATCATTTGTCCATCCATCTAAATATTTAAGCTTTTCCTTTAAAAATAAACCCTGAATACCATCCATTCTACTATTTATACCATCGGTTATATGATTATACCTATTATTATTTTGCACACCCAAACTCGCATATTGTTTCATTTTAATCGATAGTGTTTCACTGTTTGTAATACACACACCCGCGTCACCTAACGCACCCAAGTTTTTACCTGGGTACATTGAAAAACACCCTATATTTCCTATAGTACCAACGTGCTTTCCGTTAATCATAGCACCATGTGCTTGTGCACAATCTTCAATTATAGGAATATCAAGATCTAATAATTTAGAAACATCAACACATTGTCCATATAAGTGTACAGGTATAACACAATCTACATTTTTTACAGATTCAACTAACATCAATCCAGTTTCTTTATCAACATCTATAAAAACTGGTATATGCCCCGCATTAACAACAGCCATAGCTGTAGCGGCATATGTTATAGCTGGTACAGCTATTCTAGATTTAGGTTTAAGGTCTAATGATTTTATAGCGATGTAAAGTGCATCTGTACCACTGTTACATGATACACCGTACATTGAACCGGTATATTTTGAAAATTCTTCTGAAAAATTAATATCTCCTATAAAAGAAGAGTTATCTAAAACCCCGTCTAGAATTTCATGAAATTTTGTTCTAAGTGGTTCATGTATTCGTTTTAAATCATTAAATGGTACTTTCATTATTAAAGAATATAATTGTTTATTCTTTAATAATGAAATCAGTTGTAATTGGTTTAGGATATTTCGGTAATATAATAAAAAGTAAACTTGAAAAAAATTTCAATACTGAAATTATAACTGTAGATCCGTATCAGACATCTGCAAACTACAAATCAATAGATGAAATAAATTTTACAACTGGTAAATGGTTCGTCACATCACCCGCAAATACACATCATACTATACTCATTGAACTTTTTAATAAAGGTGTTACCGATATATGGGTCGAAAAACCTATATGCCCTACATTACACGAAACGTTAAATATTTTTGCTAAAAAACCCGATGATGTATTTTTATATTGTGATTTTACATGGCTTCAACACAATTCTATAAAAAAACTTGGTGATAATAATGATATTAAACATATTGAAATGAAATGGTTAAACGATGGTTCCATGATACCAAATGATGTAAATATAGTATCAGATTTAGCTATACACCCTATATCAATTTTAACATTTTTATTAATGAAATCTTTAGATACCATAAAAACTATAGATATTATCTACGCAACAAATACATCTGTTCTTATAAATGGAATAAGTCAAAATAATACAACGTTTAATATCGAAGTTAGTAATTCATCTTTAAAAAAGTATCGCAATATAAGTTTATATTGTGAATCTCAAGTGTATAGATGGTCTTCATTAAATGAATTTTTTATAGAAAATATAGGTGTTGTAGAAAAAACGGATGCAATTGAAGAAAATATAAAACATTTTTTTAATCGTAATAGTATAGGATACCCAATGGATATAGCAAGGAGTCTCGAAATAGTAAATAAAAAATTTAATGATATATGTACAGATTAAAGAATAACATTTTTAATATAATAAAATGACTGTAACGATAATAGTAGCTGGAAAAAATAATATAGCGTGTAATGTATTAAAATACTTGATAACAAAAGAAAAGGAAAAAAATACATTTTCTTTTCATGGGAAAGGTATATACAATAAAACCAAAATTTTAGCGTTACCAAATGAAAATGATGATGGTATTGATAATTGGCAGTATTCATTTAAAAAAACAGCTTTAGATAATGACATTGAAATAATTAATTTAGAAGATGCATATACAATTGAAAACAGTATTTTTTTATCGTGCGAATTTGATAAAATTATAAAACCTAATTTATTCGCTACGGATAAATTATATAATATTCATTTTTCAAAATTACCACAATATAAGGGTATGTATACATCGTGTTTACCAATATTATTTAACGAAAAGCAAACTGGTGTTACCTTACATAAAATAGATAAGGGAATTGATACGGGTGATATAATAGATCAAATTACATTTCCAATATTATCTGAATATGTGGCATTAGATCTTTATAAAAAGTATACTGAATTTGGCTTTAAAATTTTTATAAATAATATAAATAATTTAATATCTGGAAATTACACATGTAATAAACAACCCGCTGAAAATTCATCTTATTATTCATTAAACTCTGTTGATTTTAATAGTAAAATCGACTATAGAAAAACAGCTCAACAAATAAAAAATCAAATTCATGCTCGTTCATTTATACATTTTCAATTACCAAAATTTAAAGATATATCAATAATAAGAGCGGAAATTATAAATTGTAAAAGTACGGGTAAAATTGGTGAAATAGTAGAAGAAAACGATGAATATATAATAATTAATTCAATTGATTATAATGTGAAACTTTTTAAATGGGTATAAAATAATATATTTAAAGAATTCTTAATACTTTTTAAATATATGATCGCCTTAATTACAGGTATAACTGGTCAAGATGGTTCGTATTTAGCAGAATTTTTACTCGAAAAAGGATACGAAGTTCATGGTATAGAGAGACGTTCTTCGTATACCGAATCACGTATTAACAATATCATTGATCCAAAATACAGAAACCATAAAAATTTACATATGCACTACGGTGACATGACAGATTTACCCGCACTTACTGATACAATAAAATCTGTTCAACCAAATGAGATTTATAATCTCGCTGCACAATCACATGTAGGTTTATCGTTTAAAATGCCCGTGTATACATCAGAAGTAGATGGTATAGGTGTTTTGAAAATTTTAGAAGCTATACGATTATCTGGGCAAATTAAAACGTGTAAACTGTACCAAGCTTCTACATCGGAACTGTTTGGTAAAGTTCTCGAAGTACCACAAAATGAAAATACACCTTTCTACCCAAGATCACCATATGGAGTCGCCAAATTAATGGGATACTGGTCTATTGTCAACTACAGGGAAATATACGGTATGTACGCATGTAACGGTATAATGTTTAACCATGAATCACCGAGACGAGGTGAAAACTTCGTCACACGTAAAATTACACTCGGTGCCGCTAATATAAGTTTGGGTAAACAAGACTGTTTATACCTTGGAA